GGAGTATATCGCAGATTACGCAGGGTTAAATACACCGTTTGTATTCAAAGGATCGGAGCCGGAACAATGCACAGCGGTTTTAACAAACGAAGGATTAGAGGTTGCAAGACTAAAAGCCGGGCAGCAGGCGTTATTGATTTACGACGATTTAGCAGAACTTATAGACCTTATGATCTACACGAAAGTAATTGAGATAACAGAAATTGAAAGCGACTTGAAATATTGGGCGAACCGCACAGCGAAAGAATTAGTTTCGGTTAGTAATTACTTGACGGAAAGCGAAATTTATATATTGCAGGATCTTATGATGAAATGCAAGGAAAGAGCAGGTAAATAATATGAGCGTTGAGAACATGGGTAACGGATATGTAAAAGTAGGCGTAAAGCAGGAAGATTTAGAGGCAAGTATAGCGGGATTAAGGCGGTTAAAGCCGATTTTGCAGGCGCAAGTCACACGCGGAAACGGAAACAATACGCGGCAGGCAGCTATCGACAGAGCAGAGATCGGAAAACATTTTGATACAGCTATAAACGCGATGTTAATCTTATATTCCGCTTTTGAGGCAAGCGAAATGACAGAGGAAGAAATAACAAAGCAGTTTGAGGCTATGGAAAGAGAGGCTAAAAAGGAAATTGACACCGGCGCAGACAAAAGCGCGTTTATGTACGGCGTATCAAGAACGGCGGCGGGG